ATGCCCTGCGAGCGCCTCTGCCTCCTCGACTTTGAGGTCTCTGAGGCCCGAAAGGTAGAGTTCCTCCCCTCTATGCCCAGCCAGTGCCGCCGCAACCTCAACGCCAAGGCCGGTCAACCCATCTAGGCAGAGTGAGCCTCCATGCCCTGCGAGCGCCTCTGCCTCCTCCACCCCGAGCGCTCTCAGGCCGTTAAGGCGGAGGGTGCCCACGTGCCCCGCGAGAGCGTTCGCGACCTCAACGCTGAGGTCCGTCAACCCATCTAGGTAGAGCGAGCCTCCATGCCCTGCGAGCGCCTCTGCCACGGCAACGTTTGGATTCGTCATGACTTTACCTTTGAGATACTCAATCTGATGTTGCGCCAGAGCCCTTGCCAACTCGGCGCTCAGATCCGTCAGGCCATTGAGGGCGAGGCCCTTACCCTCATGCCTCCCAAACACCTCCGCCACTTCGACGGTGAGGCTCGTCAGGCCGTCTAGGCAGAGTCTCGCACCCCGGTGTCTAGCAAGCGCTCCAGCCACATCGACACTGAGGCACGTCAAGCCGGAGAGCACGAGCGTCTCCGTATGCCTCGCAAGGGCCTCTGCCACATCAACACTGAGGTCCGTCAGGCCGTCGAGTTCGATGACTCTCGTGTGTCCGGCAAGAATCTCCGCTGCATCTGCGTGGAGTTCGCTATAATCGCCAAGCTTCACCGCACCCGGATCGGCGATGAACCGCCGGGCCACCTCTGCATCGAGGATTGCGCAGACCTGGATGCGATCCAATGAGCGCTGGTGCTCCGGGCTTGATGAAGGATCAGGCTTGTTCATCGGAGGTGAGTCCTGTGCGGATGAAATGGTGGAGTTATCTTCGCTGGTATTCGCGCCCTACTGCGCGAATGACGTAGCGGAATCGCCGATCCTGATCAGTCTCCGTCAGCCCTCGGTAGTCGTCAAGCACCACCTCCGCGCCACTGGTCGCGAAGTACGTTCAACGTGTGTGCCGGAGCCCGTCCTTTCTGCGAGCATCGACTCCACGACGCCCTCGTCCCGTTCCTCCTCAGTAGACAATGCTTGTACTGCGCCAGCCTCGCCAGGGGCATGAACAGGATACTCTCCTCGGGCCAGCCAGTTTCAGCAGCGATAGCAAACACCTGTGCGGCTAGGTATCCCGGTTCGTCGCAGGGACCGGCATCTTTCCCGGACGCCCCGACACAGGCTCGACCTGTGCCGCCTCAAGCTCCCGGCTCTGTTCCTCCATCCTCCGGAACGCCGTCTGGAAATCGGATGGGGTGAGCCCGCCGCAGAAAATCAGAGCTCCCTCCCGGAAGGCCTGGTCGCTGAACGAAGCGCGGACCACCTCAGGCCACGGAGCGCAGTGGGTGTATACGAATCCCATGAGCGCTCCGGTGAACTCCGGGGTGCCTTCCGACGGCGACTCTCCCCTGACCAGTGGATTGCCGGTGCGCAGGAGGACGTCGTAGCTGGCGAGCGAAAGCTGGCGCATCACGTGCCCGCCGACGATGGTCTCCACCTCGTGGAATGCGGCGGAGAGGAGGTTCTGGCGATCCGTGTCTTTCATGTCAGAGGTGGCGGAGGATGAACTCTTCGGTTCGCGGCGAGGCATCCAGCGGAATGAGGGCGATCTTGCCGCGGCGCTGGATGCAGGCGAGCGGAGCGTCCTGCTTCACCTTGTCGACGAGGCGCTCACGGTTGAGCAGGGCGCACTTGATATAAGCGAACGGATGCTCCGGATTGGCGAGGTGCCAGCTTTCGCTGTGCCATGCCTCGATGAGGTCCTTTGTCAGGTGGCAGCCATCGTGACTTCGCGGCTCGAAGAACCAGATCATGCGTTCGCCACTCACCCCGTCGCCGACAACCCTGACAAACGGCTTCTGCGCGAGTGGAATGCCGATGGCAGTCAGTGCGGCGGCGAGCAGGGTGTTGCCCGTGGAGGTGGAGGAAAGGTGGGATACGGCGTTCATCTCTGGAAATCAGGGACCGGTCACGGTCAGGTAGGGATAGTGGGTGGCGGTGAGGTCGATCTTCTCGAAGTCCTCGTTGTTCATGGAGCGGCTGATCTGCATGAGGACGGTCGTGCCGCCGGTGGACTTCTGGAGGTGCGCCGGGATGGCGTTGGCCAGCACAAGCGCGGCGCTGATTTTCCCGGCGAATGGAGACGTCTTGCTAACGAGGCCGGAGAGCTTCACCTCCACCTTTTCCTGGTAGAGTGAGAGCCCGATCACGTCGCCGGCCTTGTCGAGGACCTGCTTCTCCTGGCTGGAGAAATCGAAGGAATGGTCTGTGATGAGCAGTCCGGACTGATCGTTCGGGATGCCGAAGTTGCCCGTGGTTCCGAGGAGTGATGCTGGCATTTGCCGGGGCGAGGGTGTCAACCGGCAGTGACCACGGCCTCAAACGAGAGCACGGTTTCCCGCCCTCGGGTTTCATCGGGCACGGTGGAGGTTTCCCGGGCGATGAGGTCGTGAAGGACAAAGGTCTGGGAATCGAGATCCTCACGCATCTGCCCGGTCTCCCGCAGCATGGATTCGAGAGCGGCCGCCCATGCGCCGTGATCCGTCACCGGAGTGTCATCCGTCTGTGTGAAGAGGTGGACGGACAGATTGATGCGTGCGGTGAACGGCAATGCTGGCACGAGCTTCGCATCGGATGTTTCCAGCACGATGCATGGACGGGTGCGCAGGTCGTCGCGGCCAGCGATGTGGACTGGCACCTCGGCAGGCAATCCGGGCGGACGATTGGACACGATCCACTGAGCAAGGCGGGCGGCGAGAGCGTCTTCGATGAGCTGGGACATGCACACGGGCAGCTGGAGTCAACCAGGTTCGTCAAATCGACTTGCGTGAATGGAGCCGGTTGCTATTCAACCCCCGATGCTCAGAAGATCGAAACAATTCGTCCAAGTTGCGTGGTTTCTTGCCGCGTATGGGGAAAGAAACGCCAGAGGCACCTCCAATCCTCCCAGAGAGCTGAAAGCAGACACTTGGCTAGAAGCATATTCCTTGTTTTTCCCAGCCCTTGGTGAAGGACGCACCATTGAGTCATTTTCCAACTCCCTCAAGAACTCCCGCGATTCATTCGATTCCTGGCTCCGGAAAAGCGGCCGCGTGGGATGGAGAGACGAGGACTCGCACAGTGAGCCAGCTCCCCTTTCTGCAATCAACAAGGCGGTCGATGTGGAATTCGCAAGTCTGTCGCGATCCGATGTCTGGAGTCTGATCGAGCCGTATACTCGCCCGGCAGAAGGCGGCATCGTCCACCCTCAGGCAATTCCTCCAAACATCACAGTTTCAGGTCGCTGGCGTGATGACCTCGTCGATGACCTTCAGAAAATTCTTGATCGCGAGATAGCTGAACCTACGACGCGAAAAGCGCTTATCGATGCCAGAATTGGACAGGGTGGATTTCGTGAGAATGTCCTCGGGATCTGGGAGAATAGTTGCGCAGTCACAGGGTGCACAATCATGGAGGTCATACGTGCGTCACATGTGGTTCCCTGGTGCGACTGTGCAGACAAAGAGCGGCTCGATCCATTCAATGGATTGCCTCTTGTTGCAAACCTTGATGCACTTTTTGACGCCGGCCTCATTTCTTTTGATGACTATGGGGAAATCGTCATCTCGAGTCATCTCCCCCAAGCCGGCAGGGAAACGCTCGGCCTTGGTTCAGGCCGTCTTAGAACGTCGCCGCCCTCCGAGATGATTCCATACCTTCGCCGCCACCGAGAGTCCTACTTCCGTAGATAGCGTGGCTCTCAACCCGCCCGCCGCTGAAGGCTCCGCTGCGTGCGCTGCTGAACAACCCTGAGCGAAGTTGCCAGCGCCATGAGGAGGCGGGCAGCGGCTGCCGCGAGCGAGCGCTTGATGCCGGATTCCGTCGTCACGTCGTCCATGTAGTCGAGGCGGCTGACAAGTGTGACCGATGGTCTGTCGCCCGTCCTCACCTTTGCCGTACCCGGTGCCTGACGGTGCCGCATCGCCCACTTCGCCGCACCGCGCACCCTTCCCCCGATGGCCTTTGCTGCATTGATCCAGACGCCCTTGGCAAAGCCAACCCGCCGCTGCACCCGGGCAATGGAGGCTTCGAGCGACTTCCGGCTCGTGACCACCTGAGCCGGGCGTGTCCGCTTCACCTTCCCTCCTTTCCGGCTGCCGCTGTGCTGCGCCGGATCCAGCCGCCCGACCGGAACCCCGGCCCATGGCGAACCGGAAGCAGCCAGCGCCTTCCGAGCCCGGGCAAACCTTCTGTTCTGAACGTGCGCCCAGAACCTGTCGGCGGCTTCCGGATCCGCCTTGCCGGTTTCGGTGAATGCTTCCTCGGGAGTGGCGAACACCTTGCGCACGTCCTTTGCCACAGCCCCTTCCCCGACCTTGCGGGCGGCTTCCGAGAACCCGTACGGCCTCGTGGTGCGGGCCAGTTCGACGGCCAGCGCACGCGCTTCCTGCTTCACGAGCGACGCCATGGTCCTGCCGATGCGCTGCGGGAACCTTGCCAGCAGGCGGATGACCTCCGCATCGCCATTGAGCCTTGCCTTGAACCTCATTCGTCAGTGGAGGTGAGGAAGAGTGTGAGGAGCGGCGAGCGAGGATGCCCGCCCACCTTCGCAATCCGGTAGGATTCACCACCGACCTCGATGCGCTGACCGAATGCAGGCACCGGACCCGTGAATGCCGCTTTGGGGACGCGGATGCTGAGGTCCGGGGAATCGACGTAGCCGCCGATGGCGATTTCGCTGCCCGTGCTGATGCGGCTGGCAAGCACGATGAGGTCCGTGTTCTGCCAGCGGGCCGGGACTCCGTGCTCGCTCAGCAGTTCCGCAAGGTCCGAGAGCATATCCGATTCGAGACTCATGCGCGGGGCATCCTGTCAAAATGAGAAGCCCCCTCCCGGATGCACCGGAAGAGGGCTCGGCCGTCATCGGGCATTCCTGCCACCGCTGTCAGGAATACTCACCGGCGACGAGATTGATGCGGCACGCGGCTGTGCCGTCGAGTTCGACCAGTCCCGGTCCGTCGTTGACCACGAACACGGTGGGCGCATTCACGTCCTTCGTCGCCGCCCCCACCGGAATCTGGCCGGACGAGACCATGAGGTGGACCGTATCGCCCGGTGCCAGCGCGACGCCGAGGTTTGCCGTCAGTGTGATCGTGCCCGCCACCGTGTTGACCGATGCCACCACGCCGCGCACCCCGTTCCCGGTAACCAGGGAGAAGAGAACCAGCACGTCGCCGGCGGCAGCCCCGATGTAGGGAGGCGCATTGATCACGGTCTGGTTGGAGGCACTGGTGGCGGTCACTGTGGTGAACCTTGAGGCAGCCCGGAAGAGCAGGACGGAGCCCGCCTTGTCCGAAGTGGCACTGACGTACTGCATGCGGATGCGGTCGCGTCCGACAGATGGAACCACGGCGTGGCTCAGAACGGTTCCGGCGTTGCCGGTGAAGCTGAATGGAGTCATGGCTTGGATCAGGGTTTGACGACACGCTTGAGGGCGTCGGACTTGCCCACGGCGAACCCGTAGAGGCATTCGATGGTGACGAAGACCTTGTTGGCTCGCGTGTCGGTGAAGCGCAGGTAGCCGAAGGTCATGCCCGTCTGAGGGTCGGTGACGGCACCGGCCTGCTGGTATTCGGCGACCGGCTGGAGGTAGCGCATGGCGACGGCCACGGCACTCGGGTGGGCGGCGAAGCCGACGAGCTTCTCCGTGTGATCGGACGGGATGATCCCGGTCTCGAAGAGGTTGAACCCTGCCAGACGCCGGATGAGGGCGTCAGTGACGCTGGGAGCGCTGAGGTTCAGGTTGAAGCTCTTAGCCACCACGTCGTCTGCGAGCAGGTTCGTGTAGTGCCCCGAGTCGATGATCAGCGAGCGGGGGGCCGCCGGCATCTTCGCGGTGCCGCACGCTTCCCGCAGGCTGAGCACCTTCTTGTAGTCGAAGTTCGAAGCCGCCACCGCCGCGATGCCCGGGGTGCCGAAGTTTGCCGCTGTGATCGTCGTCATGACATCGAGGAGGACGTCCTGAGCGAGCTGCTGGGCCGCGGTTTCCACCAGCGTGTCGAGGACATTCATGGCCGTCTCGGACGCCTCGCGGGCAGTGACGTGCACGGTCTTGAACTTGTGACGGTTGAGAGTCACCGGCATCGTGGTGACCGTCGAGTCGGCATTGGCGGTGTAGTCGCCGGCGAAGTCGCTCGATCCTGTCGGCGCACCCACGAGTGGGACGCGCACAGTGTCTCCCTTGTCGGCCTGCTGTGGGCCGAAGTTGGTGGAGAACGCCGTGACAGGAAGGAGGTTCGCCATGAAGGGCATGAGGGCGCGCTGGGCGACCTTGATGTCCTTGAGATTTGTCAGCGTGTTGGGCATGGCGCGGGATCAGGGCTGATGGCTGACGATGAGGGCCTGCTGCTCGGGGGTGAGCTTGCGCCAGAAGGTTGTCTGGGCGGCCGGGTCGGTGATGGCGGCGAACTGCGCGTGCAGCTCGGCAGCGGTGGAGGCTTCCCCGGCGGCGGTGACGCGGGCCGGCATCGTGGTGCCGGTGGAGGCGACGATGCGGGCGGCTTCCGTGTTCACCCGCTTCTCGAAGTCGGCCTGAGCCGATTCAAGTTCAGTCACCCGGTTGCGGAGCGTGGTGGCTTCCCCGGCAGCCAGATCGCGTTCGCTGCGGAGCGAGCCGGATTCGGCAGCAGACACGGCAAGCTGGCCGCGGAGGGATTCGATGGTGGCGGAGGCTTCTGTCAGGAGGTCGCCCTGAGCCTTGTGATCCCGCTGGAGCGCGTCATGGGCGGCGCGTGCGGCAGCGAGCTGGTCTTCGAGTGTGGTACTCATGGACCGGGATCCGGTGTCAACTGCGCCGTGGTAGACGCGCAGACGGCGCATGGCCTCGGCACGGTCCGGGACCAGTCCTGACAGATTAACCCGCTGCGCCTGACGGCCGCTGAAGGTCTGGCCCTCCATGGCTTCTGCGGGAATGGCGCGTCCGCGGGCGAGCACTGCGGCATGGAATTCCCGGGCGGTTTCCTCAAGGTTCGAGCGGATGAGGCCGCGCTGATCGTCGGTTAGCGGTGTGCCCGGCGCACCCATCGCCTTGTACTTCCCGACGGCGAACACTTCGATCTTCAGCCCCGCCGCTTCGATGGCTGCGGAATCATCAAGGACGGCCTGCACCACGCCGATGGATCCGACCTGAGCAGATGGAGTGGCGTAGACGGCACGGGCCTGACTGGCGATCCAGTAGGCCGCCGATGCCATGAGCCCGGAGCTGAATGCATAGACCGGCTTGATGGCATCGAGGGACCGGACGGCGGCTGCCAGTTCCGGAGTGCCTGCCACGGTGCCGCCCGGAGAATCGATATCAAGAAGCACGGCCTTCACGTCGTCGCGCCCGGCCGCTTCCCTCAGTGCCGCACCGATGTCGCCGGAATCCGCCGCCCCCATGAAGACGCGGGCGAAGACATCAGGCTTGCGCAGGATCGGTCCGTCGATGGCCAGTACGCCGATGCCGTTCTCGACGGAGAGGAGCGGGCTAGAGGGAGGCGCTGGCGCAGCAGAGCGGTTAGGCCATGCAGCAGCACTCAGCGCGAGGGCACGCAGGGCTTCCGGCTGGATCAGCCATTCACGGGATTGCAGGAGCGCCGGGATCATTGCCCGGCCGGGGTGTCAACGCTGCCGGCTTCCAGAGCATCTCGGGCGGCACGCCGTACTTCCGCGCCGTCTCCAGAATGAGCTTCGCATCGGCTGCCCGTCGTTCAAGTTCCTCACCGAAGTCGGCACCGAGTTCCGCGTAGTGATCGGATAGCGTCTTGAGTCCCATCTCGACGTCGGCCCGGTTCTGCTGGGCTTCCCGTCCGGCGTCCACGGTGACACGCCTTGGAGGCACCGTGGCAATCTTCCACCAGTCGGTGATGGCTGGGAGAAGTCCCCGGGCCACGGCATCGCCGATAACATACCCCCAGACCGGCCTGATCAGTCGGCGCTCTAGGATCATCTGGCGGAAGGAAAACCTGCGATCCGCCTTCGCCACAATGAGCCTCACCCCTGCCCCGCCTACTTTACTGGAATCCGCCGCGAACTCGAACGGAATCACCCCGAGTGCCGCATCGCGCCGCAGGTGTTCGAGAAACCCTGTGAACGTGGGGCTGGGCCGGTTGCTCTGGAAGCTCTCCAGCGATTCGTCAGGTTTCAGGGAAACGAGCTTCCCACCCACGATGCGCTGAAGTGTGACGGGATCGGATCCTTCAGTCTGCCCGGCAGGCTGGCCGACGACGAAGTCACCGCTGTCGTCGATTTCCCCCCGGGCCGTCCGCAGCACGCGGGACACGTCCGCATTGTCCTTCACGGCGTGCTTCTCAAGGGCTAGCAGTTCGATTTCGTCGAGGACGTGATTGATGGAATGCTGGATGGACGGGCACGAGCGCACCGCGCCTGCCGATTCCGGTTCGAGGATGTGGAGAACAGCCGCAGCCGGGAGGTCCCGCCATGATCCGCCATCCTCCCCTGTCCTGTAGAAGACCGGTGCGCCGGCTTCATTCAGCCCGATGCCATCCACAGTATCGGGAGAGCCGAACCTGTCGCCGATGCGGTGACTTTCGATGAGCTGGATCCTCGGCTCGCCGTCAGGGTCGCGGGTCTTGTGGATGAAGTATTCGCCGTCGATGTCCATGCCGCGGCAGACGAGCGACTGGCATTCCTCGAACGAGAACCGACCGGTGA